GGATTACCTATTTGCACACTTGCGTCTGCACTATTACTAAAAGTAGCATTACCCCCCGATGAGATGGTGAGTCTATCTGTCCAAGTTCCACTTTTTCTTGATTGTATTTTAAAAACACCCGAACCAACTTCTTGTCGATAAGTGTCGTCAGTGCTTGAATTTTCAGCACCTATATAAAATTGTCCTGCTCCGACAAACATATTGTCTCTTACTATAACAACATTAGCACTTGTAGTTCCACTAAAAGTAACAAAACCAGAAGGTGCTAAAGTTATTTGTGGAAGTAATCTTGCATCGACTCCGTTTGTCGCTATCTGCAAATTTCCCGTAGATGATTTATAATCGAACGTAGCGCCTCTTAACGTTCCTTCAGAAATAGTTAATTGTTGTTCAGAGCCTTTAATATGTAATGTTGACGGGGTTGTCTCTGTACTTACCGCTCCAATCCCCACATTACCCGCAGATGTGATGCTTAATCTGGTTTGAGGTGATCCAACACCTTGTACTATCTCAAAGCCGTACGAATTAGTTCCCGTGGTTGGATTTGATTTTAACTGCCAAGTTGATCCCGAACCTATCTTCACAACGGCTGCCGTTAATCCACTGCTAATTTTAGAAAAAATTTCTCCTCCTTCAGCAAGAATATTTCCGCTAAAAGTAGCAAGTCCCGTAGATGAGATGGTTAAGTATCTACTTGCAGCCGTATAATTATATATATTAAAACTATTATCACTCGAACCAAAGTTAGTTCCTATCGCCCATTTATTCGTTCCACTTTCGGAGGTAATTACTCCACTTGCTTTATTTGTACTTGTTGAATCAGCAAAAATTAGCGGATTTACTTCATTTACTTTTACATCTCCACTAACCGTAATCGCACTTGCCGATTCTGTTATAATACTATCTTCTATATTTGCTCCACCCGTTGCCCATTTAGCAATAGTTCCCGCCGTTCCCGTTCCACCAACACTTCCCGTTCCCGAAGTAAATTCAATCACATTTCCATTAGTATCTACACCTAATGTTTTTGCTAATGTTCCCGTGTGTGTTCCACTTCCATAGCTATTAAATTGTAAACGATTATCCAATAAGATATAACCCGAACCCCCACTAATATTTAAAAATTCATCGGCAGCGGGAGAAATGTCTACATTGTAAGAAATCTGTCCTTTCGTTACACCTACTGACTTAAAATATAGCCTTGGCGCATTATTGGTGGATTCTTCTATACTAAGCCCGAATGACGATACATTAAAAGTTGTTCCTCCACTAGAATTAGTGTGCATCTTAACTGCACCCGAACCATCTGAAAGAATAATATTGTTGTCTGTGGCTCTTATGTCAAAAGTTCCTATTTGCCCACTAAATGATCCAATTATTACATTATTATCACCCGTTGTCATTGAAATACCCGAACCATAACCTACGGCAATATTCCTATCTCCCAAATTTGCTTTTAATGCCCTATAACCTAAAGAGGTATTTGCATCTCCCGATACATTAGTATATAAAGATTCAAATCCTAAAGCTATGTTTTGCGTACCCGTTGTATTAGAATATAAAGCCTTTGTGCCTATTGCGACAGAAAAATATACATTCTCCGAGTTATACATTGAATAACCACCAATTGCAATATTTCCGTCACCCACAGTTTCTGAATATAAAGCGTTTGCACCAAAAGCACTATTATCAACACCCGTTGTCATTGAAAACAACGTATTATATCCAAAAGCATTATTAAATCCTCCCGTAGTAAATGCTACTTTATTTAAATTATCCTTTCCAAAACCCGTATTAAAATTACCCGTATTTAAGGCTATATTTCCTCCACCAATGTTATAATTTTTTTGGGCTGCGCCCGTAGTATCTTCTTGATTTAATCTAATAGTACCATCCGTTAAAACACTAATAGTGCCATCACTTCTAAGTGTATCTGATGCGTTATTCCAAACCGCTATTGCATTCTGAGAAATTGTTCCCGTTTTCTTTACCGTACCTCCCGTTGATACTTGATTATCAACATATGCAGTTGTGGCTATATTAGTTGAACTATCATTGGCAGTTGGTGGTGTTCCCAAAACCTTAGAGGTATTAGCTAATGTAGCTATACCATTAAAAGTAGTAGAACCAAACGTGTTTCCACTTGCAGTACTAAGTATAGCAGTAGTAGTAGTATTTCCATTTGTTAAAACTTGCTCTAATGTCTGATTATCTAATTGATCACTAAAAACTAAATTACCACTCGCATCGGCTGATAAAACTTGTCCTACTGTTCCCGTTGCACTTGGAAATGTGTAAGCATCATAAAATCTAATTGATGCGGTAGATAGATACAAAGGCAATGCGTTACCTCCACCATCAGAAATTTGGACAAAACTTGATGATATAGCATCATTACTTATAGATTTCAATAAACCTAAATAACTATCCTTTATTTTATTTCCCGTTAATGCTGCCATTTTATACTTTAGTTTTCTTTTTTAATGCCCTTCTTAAATCTTTCTTCAAAGTTACTTTGTTTTTAAAAACTGCGGGAAAGAAAAATGGGTATGCTTTTGTACCTTTTTTTAACATACTTTTTATAACTATAAATACTTCATTTTCGGGAACACCTTCAGAGATTAAATATTTTTTTAATCTATCATAAACATCACCACTCTCCCCCTTCATACCCTTAAATTTATTAGGGTAATTTCCTAATCTTGAATCTGAATCAAACTTACCTTTAGTCCCAAATTCAACAAAAGCACCATAAACGGCATCTACTTTTAAACTCCATTCTCCTTTTCCTTTTGATTTTTTAACTTTTTTCTTAAGACTATTTTTTAGTTTAGACTGATAAACAGTTTTATTAGAAGATATATTTATTTTAGCATCTTTCTTAGTATTGTCTATAAATTTATCAATAGCAGCTTCTACTCCTATAATTTTTTTACCAACATACTTGCTTAAATTAATTGATATTCTGTCTGCGTTATGTTTAAATTTAAAACTCATTCTACAACACGGCAAGTTAAATCAATCATTCTTTGATAACTTTCTTGTGCTGAAATGGAAATAATACTATATTCCTTTCCTCTCCATAAAATAAAATTAGATTTTGATGTGGGAATCTCTAATTGAGAATTTCTTATCCTAAAAACCCAATCACCTTCTAATACATTCTGAGTCCCTGTTAAATCTTGAAAATCTCTTCTTTTTTGATAAATATTCGCCCAAGTAATTAATACGTCTACAGTTTCATTTAAAGAGCGTTGTCCTGTATTACTTGTAGTATAAGTTCTAGATTTAATTGTTATTCTTTCCCTCATATTACAATAGGTTTGTACGGAGACATTAATTGAATTGTCTCTGTGGGTGGCGCCGTAGGTACATCCTTATCAAAGAAACTTCTATTATTATCGTACATAACCTTAATGTAAGCGAGTGTAGCTAGTTTTATTTCACGTGGAACTGTGGATCCATCCGAATTATAATAAATATTTACGGTTTGATATGATTTCTTAAAATCTAAAACCAAACTTCTTGCTCTACTATTAGTTAATCCATAAGTCCAATAATCAGTAGATTCAGTAAACGTACCACTACCATCAGAATTAAATGTATTATACGTTACACTAGTAACGGTAGTTACAGGAGAAAATAATAAATCAATATACTTTTCTGTAGAATCGTATTGAATAACGATATCTCTGTTTTTTAGTGTCTGCTTAAATTGCCTTTCTATATAAGATGCAGCAGCTTGAAACATATCATTGATCAAAACATCATCAGTAGAATTGTCCACTTTTAAATAGTTCTTTATCTCAACTAATGTTAAGTAATCAAAACTACTAGGAGCGCCACTAGCATCAGAAATAGTATAATTAATCATTCTCTAATTCTTCAATTAAACGAGATTCTTTCCATCTTTTGTCAGCATCCTTACCATACTTTTCTAAGTATTGCTCTCTTAAAGAATCAATATCATCTACCTCTTCTTTGGTTTCTACCTCAACCTTTAATTCCTTAGTTTGAACAACTTGTTTTTCTTCCTTTTTAAAGAAATCATAAGTCTCAAGAACTGCTTGTCCTGTTTTAATTAAATGTTGCTGATCAGACTTAGAGGAAACCTCTAAAATACTTCCTACTTTAAATTGTCTTCCTTCATGTAAGAAATCAACCTTTACTCTCATTTGTGCCATACTACTTTGATTTTAATAAATGTTCTAAAATTTTATTATTTAAATTCTCTATACTACCTAGCCTATGTCCTATCTCATTCCTAAACTGCTGATCAGAAGTACTATTAACCTTTACTTCACTCTCTATACTAGTAACTTTCTTTTCTAAATCCGTCAATCTATTATCGTGTTTTTTCAAGGCAGCGTTCTGTTGTTTGTCAATTAGTTTGTGTCCAAGCACACTTCCTCCGGCTCCTGTTGCTCCAACCCCTAATAATGCCATCAATTCTGCCCAATGCTGAGTAAGCCATTCGTTCATCCTCCTATTTAATAATGTCTTGCGCCTCGTCTAATCCTATTTTACCGCTTATGAACATATACATGACACAACCCGCTACAAGCAATCTTATTACTTGCTTGATAAATCTAGGTGTTAGTTTAAATTTACCTTCACCCCCTTCTGTAGATTTAACTTGCTCTACAACTTCTCCCGCTAATGGTATGACAGTTTCAATAATATTAAGTAAACCCTTGATTATCATAATTATTTTTTTAACAAAGATAAATAAAAAAAGCCACCATTTTAAAGGTGACTTTCTAAACTAAAAAAAAACAAGAAAAAAATATTAACTATACTCTTTACTTTGAATAACTGATGTCATTTCCATTGGGATTTTATGCCCTAAAAGTTTATTCATCTTATTAATATCACTAAGGAATATTTTTTCTTTATTTAAATATTTCTCTATAATTTCATTTACCTCTTTCATGTTTCTTCGAACATTAAGAACTTCTTCTCTTAATTTATAATATTTACTTCTCATCTCTTAGTTGTTTAGCTTTTAATTCGTACCACCTAGCCTTTGATAAATCTCTTTCAATAGGCTCGTTTGGTTTTATTCCCACTCTCATACGATATTTAAAAGAAGTCATCTCACAATGCTTAATAAACGCTTCTTTGCCCCAAATGTCTATCATCATTTCAAAGGTTTCTTTTTCTCCTGTTTTATAATGATTTGGATTTGTGTAATCGTATTCTTCATTCATAAAACAAGGTTAATAACAAAAAACATAAAAACAAAGAAAAAGGGATGCAAATTGCACCCCCCTTTCAAAACAAACACACATAAGTGGTTTAGGCATTCATACTTGCAATAGCAGTTGAGAACGCTCCGTGAACAAAAGCATTTGGATTATGAATTGGCAAAGCAATTCTTTCAGTTGCCTTTACGGTAACCAAATCCTTAACAAAGTTATCAGAATGTTGCTCAGAGAAAGAAATTTCCATATCCTCTCTCATTGCTAATGTAGCACCCGCTCCAAAATCACCAATAATAAACTTATCGGCAGTAACGGCAGTTGACGGGAATATAGGTGTTCCTAATACTGTTAATACACCATTAACAAAGATTACATAATCAGCATTTGAATCTTTTCTCAAAAACATTTTATTATAATCAGTCGGATTAACCATAACCGCAGTAGGAAGATACTCAGCAATTTGTGCCTGATTCTTCGCAGCGATTAACACATCAAACTCGTTGGTGTGAACACCTTGAGCGACTGTAAAAAATTCATAGAATGCAGCAGCAGAAGATACATCAAAAGCAGCACCTCCACCGGCAGTCATCAACCCCTGCAAATTAGCGCCTGTGCCGGCACCAAATAAAAGCTGATTATCCTCAACATTCATCACCTTAGCGGGAATCCTTGTAGCAATGTATCCACTTAAAGCGGGAACATCGTTAAACATTTCCTTAGTCATAGTTAACTGAGAACCAATGCTTCTTACAGGAGCATCAACAGGATCCAACTTAAATTCAGATTCTCCGTAAGCAGAAGCCTCAACTCTAGCAGCAGCGCCGTTAGTGTAAGAAGTTTCTTGGATATATCGAATTGTGTTGGAATCAGTTGAGATTGTAGTTAGTAAATCTCTTACCCTAGTAGTTCTAGTTGGATCAAAGTAAAATCCGTTTAGTCTATCAGCCGGCACAGTATCACCCGATGCGTTAGCAGCAGTTGTCATGATAGCTTTAAGACTCAATGTAGCCTTAGAAGAATCTCCACTCATGAATGACTTAAAACTAGCACTATTGGCTAATTCTTCTTTCAAACTTGCGCTAAAATTCTTAGGAGGAGCATTCTCAAGTGATTTTTTCTTATCCAATTCCAATGAATCAATTCTTGAGTTTAAATCCTCAACAACTTTTCCGTGATTTGAAATCAATTCGTTTACTTCTCCTTTTAGTTGGTTCTTGTAATCAGAACCCATATTTTTCTCTACTGATTGCTCTACTTTAGAATCAATAGTGCTTTCTAACCCCTCCTTGAGGGATGTTAAGCGTTGGTTTAAATCTTCCATTTATAATCTTAATAAAAAATTATCTAATTCGTCTGCTATCTTTTTGCTTTCGACTGATTCTTTTTGGAGTTCAGATTTCTGAGACTCATTAAGTATAAGTGAAGATTTATCTCTTAGCATTCGTAATTCAAATTCCATTAGATGAGGATTGTCAAGTTTTCTAGACATTCCTATTAACTTATCAAATTCATCTATTAGATTTTCAACTGATTTTGTTCCTTTAAACTCAGTTACTTGAGCCAAAGGATTAGCTGCCAAGGTTACCAATGAAAATTCAAATAATTTAATCTCCTTGATATAGTTGATATTAGCAGCACCTTGTTCTTCCTTAATTGGAATAAATCCAACAGAAAACTCTTTTAATATTCCTTCGGAAACCATTGTCTTAACATCCTTCCCTAAAGAACTATCTGATATTTTTGCTTCAATAAATAAGCCTTTGTCATCCTCTTTCATGGAGATAGCCTTACCAATTGGTTGATGCATATTATGTTGGTATAAGAATGCTATCCTCTCAGAGTTCTCTTGAAGAGTTTTGGTGTAAGCACCTTTTGTGATGATATCGTTGTCTGAATCAACATTATTGAAAGTTGATGCATATCCTTTGACAACACCTTTCTCGTCATCCATGTCATCAAAATAATTTCCTTTGAACCTTAACATAATAAATTTTACGTCAAAGTTAATAAAAAAAAAGAGCATTCATTTACGAACGCTCTCTACACAATATTTAAACATATATCGCAATCATGTACACCACACACACAATTACAAAACAAACTTACACAACATATCCTAAATAACACCTACAATTCACAATTTCTTTTGCCGGAGCATTAAAATCTCTTGGATGCATCATCATGGATCCGTTAACATTAAAAGATTGATTTAATGGAATAGCGCTACTCCTTGTATAGAATGATGTTGCCTCAAAATGACTATCTCTTATCCTGTCATCTAAAACACCAACCCAATATTTAGATACGGGGGTTTCTCTTGCTATTCTAAGCATTGCCTGTAATTCAACAGATGACTGAGCAATACCTAGTTCAGTCGCAGCAATTACTCTTGCCCTTGGGTTATTGTTGTGTTTTTTTATTCTATCGACAATGTCATCCAAGGAATCGTTTTCTAATATTATTCTATTTATAATCTCACTTGTTCTTTTCTTAAATAAATCAACCTTTGAAAACCTATTTAAAAAAATAGAAATAACCAATGCATTAATAAATGTATTAGACTCACCACCGTACTTATTAGAATACCTATCATCAATGTATTCCCCTGTTTCAAGATACCCGCTCTTCAGTACTCTTTTTAAGCCGTCTGTGCTATTAACTAATTCCCAAGCAGCATCTATTCCGTTTAGTGCAATAAACAACGATATACTCCCGTAAACATCGTCTAATTCCTTCTCTACTTTTCCGGTGTAAGAATCAATGAATATATTCATTCTTCTTTCAGTATTCAATAAAAAAGGAATATCACCCAATCCTTCTTTTAGGTACATACTCCTTCTTTCTCTAAAATTCTTATTTAGTGTAGGGTAATCTAATTCATGGTTGCATCTGTTGATAAATGAATCATAATCCTCATAAAAATTTGGATAACACACTATTTCTCTCCGTAATCAGATGTGTCATTGAGTAATTGCTGACTAGTCCCTCCGGATTCTTTTGGTGTAACACCATCAGATATTGGTATGTAATTAGCTAACATATGTATTTCATTCATTTCTTTTTGATCAATTGGCTCGTATTGCATAGCTGCTCTCTTTTCATTTGGTGTAAGCCACCATGACAAAGACAATTGTCTAACAACTTTTTCCATATCTTCCTGTAATTCGGGAACACTTAGGAAATCAAAATCAATATAATATTGGTTTCCATAAGTTGGAACCAACCATCTATTTAATTCATCTCTTACTGCAATTAATTTTGGGAAAACTGATTGCAAATAAAATGCTTTTTTTGCTTCACGGTAATTATTAAAAGTACTACTTTGAGTATCATTTAATAAAATAGATGGAACCTTATACACAGATGCTAAATCCTTAATAGATAAATTATATTGCTCTATTAAAGCTAAATCAGCAGCCGGTAAACCCATTTCCAACCATTTAAAATCATGATTTGTTACCATAATTTCTCCGGCATTATCCACTCCACTATACATGGATTTATATTTATCCCTCAAAGCACTAGCGTGTTCTGATGTGAGCATATTGTCTTGAGATGTTAATATACCTCTTGCTCCTTGATTAGTAAGATACTTGCTACCGGTAGTGATGGCATTATTGTTAATTTCGAGATTTCTCATGGCTGCTTGGAGTGGTGATTGTCCATAAAGATGACTACCCGTACTACTATAATCGGGATTAAAATTCTTTATATGAGCAACTTGGTCTGATGGTATAGCCTTATTCTGACTCAACCAATTTAAGGTATATCCTTTTATTGGATCCAATATATCTCCACCGACTATCTCAACTAATTGAGAAGGTAGAACGTGCATTTCTTTTATCCTACCTTGTTGTCTACCACTATCGGGAGATAAACCCCAAATAAAACCATCACCGGTTAAACATTCAAATGCAATTAAATCTGTTAAAAACTCAGCCTGTCCTTGTTTCGGATTAGGTTTTTCTAGAAATTTAGCTAAATCAGAATTATCTGCGGGTTTAAATGCTCTTTTCTTTGCCTGTTCCGCTTTAAACATAGCATTATCATTCATAGCACCCTTTATCAAAGTGTTATATTCTTTCTCTGCCGTAGCATCTACTTTCTCATAGACACACATTTTAATATTTGATGCGGATTTAGAAATTAAATCAACAATCGAATAAACAGTTGCATTCTTCTGAAACCCTTCTTTTATATACGTTTCTTTCGTAGCCTCTTGTCTAATGAACGGAGATACTCCGAATCGTCCGAAAATTAATTCATTGTATCTAGGATCCGTACTTTTTTGTTTCTTCTTATTGAAGATATTAAAAATTCCCATAATTTATTTTAATACAAAAATAACACAAATATGAAAAAGGGTTTCATATTACAAAAAATTTATTCCCAACAAAGAAATGCGAGTAATAACCCATCCTAAGAGCATCCATAAGGTGATTATTCTTATCTTCCGGAAATTGCTCGTAAGCGTTATCATCATCGGGATCAAATCCCCTTTTTAATTTCCAACTATACTGAGAATATTCTTTTACTAAATTTTTAGAATCTTTCTGATAAAAAACACTTGCCCTCTTTAAAAAATTAATTCCCTCAATAATACTACCACTACCTTTCTTACCTTCTCTTGCGCTAAAGCCACTACGCTTTAATTGTTCTATTGTCTGCTTTTGGTTGTGATCACAATATATAGGCTCACCCATGTAATGAGCATTCCTTAAAACCATTATTATGTCCTCATCAACCATCTTAGTTGAATAAGCTAATTCCTTTATATAAATACTTTCATTGGCGGTAACAATCTTTAAAATTGCCGTTGGATCCGGAAAGAACCCAAAATCTACAGAATAAAATACTGCCCCTTCGGGTAATTCAGAAACCTCTTCCCATCCCTTATAAATCCTACCTTTATTAGTACTTGCCCTTAAACCTAAACCAAACACCCGATAGGCTTCCGGATCAGTAATTCTAAGTTTCTGAATTTCATTCTTTTGTATGTCACTAAGAAAATTATTGTCTTTATATGTACTTACAAAAACTGCTGCATCTTCTGCCCTGTTATCCTCCAAGTCATATATCCAGTGTTCTGTCATGCTAGGATTATAGCAAAAATACATTTGGGTTGTTGTTCTGTAATTTATTTGTCTGAACTCTTCTTTACTTAATTCTTGACATTCTATGATATATGCTATGTCTCTCTTCATTGAACGCAATCGTTCGGGTTGATCTCCTGTAGCCAAAAACTTAAACGTATGCCCATTGAGGGTGTATTTCATATCAGTCTTGTTGTGAAATTCAGCCGAATAATACCCCCACGAATTTAATATCTCCATGAAGTCAGAATAACCCGAATCTTTTAAAGATGGGAGAAATTTCCTTATTATAGTAAAATTCAACGCTTCTTTTGGATTAGTATTTAAAGCCTTATAAATAAGATATTGCAAAATGGCATAAGTTTTACCGGAACGTGTTCCCCCATTATGAATTACAAACCTTTTATCAGAACTATCTAAGCATTGATAAAATTGTTTATTCGCCTTGATCTGCATCTACTATCTCTGCTTCTTCTATCTGAAAATTATCTGCCGGTATAATTTGGATTAACTCTTTCTTTTGTGTTACCTCCACTTGTCGCTTCTCAACCCATCCCGCTTGGGTTTTGAGAAAGAATATTTGGCTTAACGTATCATCCTTTTCAATTGCTTTACGAATTAAGCTATTAGCAACCTTCTCTTTAACTACTGCTCTGATAGCATCAGCTTTTGCCCTAAACTCTTCGTCATTGTTATAATAATTCCTGTAAGTTGATATTGATACTCCGGATCTATCACAAGAATGTTGAATTGCTCCATATTCATCTTGCATAGCCTCTAATATCTTATTCTTGTTTATTTGTGTAGTAACGGCAGCATTCGTGTTGCCCTTTCCCTTATAGTATGTTTCTTCCTTTGGCATAGCGCAAATATAGCTACTATTTGTTTCCTTTACACAAATACTAGCTTTCAACGCTTTCAAAATCAATTTGAAAGTAATGAAAGTAATATTATAAGGCTTACCTAAGGCTTACGCAAGGCTTACCTAAGGCTTACGCAAGGCTTACCTAAGGCTTATAGTAATAGTAACAGTAATAGCAATAGCAACAGTTCTAGTGAAAGCTATAACTACAATAAAAGCATAAGTTAACCCCCCCTCATAGTAATAGTTCTATTGATAGTAGTAATTATATTTTTATTTAGTATATTTGCATTGCTCACAATAAAATATTTCTTTACCATAAGACATTTAAAGAAAACTAGAAATGAGCTAACTAGTTCTTTAAAAACCTTAGTCGTTGGTAAAGAGGCTAGGGTTTTTTTTATGTTCTCTTTTTCCCACAATAAAAGAGGTTAACACTTTACCTACTTCATAGACTTAGGCGGTGTCTTTCTAAAAA